GTAATATGTTGTGTCAAGGATACATGTAGAAAGCCATCCTCTTTTGTATAGTTACTTATGCCTTCAACAAATGATGATAGGTAGGTGGTTACAGCAGATAAACGCTTTATATCTTCTAAGAATTGTATTGCAACCACCATACTCCTAGTTCTCGCAGTTGCTATAAGTATGTCTAAGTTACCTTTACTAGTACTAAAACCATTAGCACTTACCCAAGACTTGTTTGGTGCGTTAAATCCTAGCCCTGCCAAATTATTAGTTTGCTCTAGCTGATAGCCCCTAGCTAAACAATCAGTACACTTATTAGCTTTCTTAAAGTTACTACCGTCCTTCTTCTTTTTAAAACTGCTCCCTACGCCATTGCACGTAGGACAGCTAAATGCCTTAGTCTTTCGTAGCAACTTACTATTAGCTGCAACCGCATCTCGAAACTCAGATACGCTACTTGTATACTCGAACAAATCAACCCATTCTTTTTTGTCTGTAACCTTTCGGCTGAAAATAACTTGAGATACTTGCTCTGGACTGTTTAAATTTATTGGGGTGTCCCCCATTAGATCACGGATCTGCTTAAACAATCTAGCCTCAATGCTTGTCTTTTCTTGTTCAAACTCTTTTCTTACTCTTTGAAGGGCGACTCTATCCACCCTGAACCCTCGCATGTACATTCGGGTAAGGGTTTTACAGACTTCACAGGTAATGGCTCGAACTCTATCCATTCCGTGGGACTCGCTTTTGGCGTATCCTTCGGTAGTAATAGCAAGGAACAGTTCGGCAGTAACATTAAGATCGCAATCAAGATAAAAGGTAAGTTCTTTGAGAGGTATTTCATTTGTGTTGTATCCTTCACTAAAATATTTAGTTAATGTATCGTCCTTCTGAAAGTTTAATTGTCTTCGTTCTGCACATGCCGCCAACTTCATAGACTGCTTTTGACCTCGTTGCAGAATGTATTCAGCTAACATAGTATCATATATTTCGCCATCATATTTGAAGCCGGATGCCCACAACCACATTAAATCGTGCTGTGCGTTGTGCATTATTAACAATGTAGTCTTGTCAAGTATACTCTGTAACAGCGTAGCGTTAGCACCAGTATGATCACTGTATTCTATATGATCAAACGTCAACAGATGTTTATCTGTATCTATGTCTACATTTTTAGTACCAACCTGCACCAAAAAGTTATTAGGCTCAAACGGGTCCATATGTATTTTGCCATTGCGTTTAGTAGTTGTGTTCTCAACATCTAAAACAACTCTCATTCCTTATGGCAGTCAGGGCAAGTTTCAGCATTAACACAACGATTATCAGGATCAGAAGGAAAATGTTCTACCTCATAAATTATTCCTCTACCGTCACAGGTAAAGCAAGTAGTGTCAGGATCTTCTAAGTCATCGTACATCATATGTTTTCTCCCTATGCTGTGTATTGTGCTATATCCCCTGCCAGTTGGCAAGTGATGCGACCATGAAAGCCACCCTTTAATTTATTTTTAGCTATATTTATATGACGTTCTTTGTCTTCCATTTCATTACCTTCGGTAATTCTATTCTTACCTATTAGTATTATCAAGTCTGCTTCAGCAGCTTTACCTGTTTTACTTCCCTCTAACATAGACTGGTCTGGGGTAGCTAAACCTTCAGCGGCAGCACTTAATTGTGACAGCCAAAAGACAGAACAGTTGTACTCTTTAGCTATGTTCCTAGCATGAATTGCTGCATCTCTAAGGTAAACATCTGACTTGTCACTAGTCCTGGGAGCAAACTTATCTCCCATATCTAGTACCAGAATGTCCGGCTTAGTTGCCTTGACTACAGCCTCGACCCAACTTAAATCTTTACCTGTTGCGTCCTTGATATGTATGTTGTTACTAACTTTATCATACCTCAATGCAGCCTTCGCATAGTTATCTTTTATCTCATCTAAAGACATAGTTGTAGCGGCTGATAAGTAGCGTGAACCTACCCTATTTGCTGCCTCTTCATTACATAAAACAACACACTTAGCACCTTGATCTGCAAACCCATGCGGAGAGGCAATAACTGAGGCATGGAAGCTAGTCTTACCTGTGTTTGGTCTGGCCCCTACTATAACGAAGTGACCCCCACTGATGCCCTCGACATTACGTCTGAGCGTGGGTATGTTAAACTTCCATTGCGTCTGAGTTTCGTTAGCTTTTAGTAATGTATCTATGCTCATGTCCTCAAACTCCACCTTTAAGTTAGGCGTAAAATCATCCTGATAATTCTCAACAATTTTACGCAATGGTTCTAAACTATTTTGTGTTCCGTTAACGTACTCAAAACCTATGTTAGCTACCTCTTGTCCTACTACCTGTTGAAACATTCTAGAGATTACATCATTAGCTACATCATTATTTAATGCACTGCTGTTAGCAATCTTTCTGAATATATTTTGATACTGCTCTTTGTTGGATGTAGTAAGGGTTTTGTTTGTAGCGTAGAACAATGCCTCTAAGTCCGCTAACGACAGACCTTGGTCATAGGTTTCCATTGCATAGTCTAGTACTTGTTTAACTCTCCTTACGTCCTTAGTAAATATTTTATCGGGACATCGTATTCCTTTATGTAGTGCGTGAAACTCTTTATTCAATAGAGTTTTTAATAATGATAATTCTGTCATCGTACCTTTCTTCTTCTTCCTAAAAATGCCCCTTGCCTATCCCAGCCGATAAAACGCATAGGAAATGGTCTAAGATACCAAATCATTTGTCGTGACTTACCGTTGTTCCAACACTCTTTAACTACTCCCCAACGTCCTATTTTACATAGTCCTATACATGCCAAGTATGTTTTTGGTGGATCACGGATCTTATTGCCCAACCAAGTTGTATTGCTAACATTGTCATACATAGGCATCCCTTTTGGATAGTGCCTGGCAAGCACCCTTAAAAGTATTAACTAGATACGGCTTTACTGATTGGGGGTTTTGATGACCAGACACTTGCATAATACTGGCTATGTCTGCTCCCCCCTCTACCATTTGAGTAATAGTTGTTCGACGCAAATCCATCGCCCATAAGTCTGACCGTAAGGAAGCTTTCTTTTTTATACGGGTTACTAGATAGCTAATCTCGTGTAGGGTGTATGGTTTTAGTTTACCATCCTTGGCCTTTGACTTATGTCTAGGGCATATATAATCCTGGCCTTCCCAACCTACAGCCTCCTTCTGCTCCCATAACATTTTTAATAGAGGGGCAGGTATAGGGAGATGAACCTCTGCACCACGTTTGGATTGTTTAAAGTTTGCTCTACCTGCAGTGAAATCAATGTTATCCCAAGTTGATGTACGCATGTCACCAATTCTCTGCCCAAAGATGTAAGCCATATGACATATTAAACCTATACTCTTATACTCAATTCTAGAATACGCTACATCTAAAAACTTTATGATGTCTTGTTTATTCCATAAGACTTTGCGTGTAGCATCCTTTTGTTTAGTCACACCAAGAGTAGGATTTTTATCTATCACTTCTTTTTGCATGGCATACTTTATTACTACGGATAGTGCGCTAAATCTAATGTTAGCCGTCCTTGTTCCGACATGTAACCACTGCTCATATGCAGAAGATACATGCCTAAGTGCCAGCTTATGCAGCTTAATACTTCCCAAAGACACGCCATCAGAAAGTTTAGTAGCACAGATCTTCTTCTGTTGCTCTGCATAATCTTTTTTTGTTTTATCAGCCAATCTTAAAAACTTAGGCGACTTCTTGTAATACTCTACTGCTGTTGCCAAAGAGTTAGTTCTACTTAATTCTCTCATTACTTTTTCCTTTCTTCAGGGGGTTTTACTTGCTTTAATCTAATTAGACGTTCGTTAGCTTTTAGAAACAACTTTAACAATTGCTTTATTTCATACTCGACGTTCTCTATTTCACCACACATAGACATAATTATTCCTCCTCCTTTACAATATTATTTTTATCTGTAACCCAGTACCGCTTGTAGCGGTTACGAGTTATTGGGTGAGATCGCCACGTACTTAGTATAGTATAGCCATCTGCTCTCAAAGTAGATATTACCTTACTCAGTGAGGCTATAGCGTGGTCTAACAAAGCTTCCCGATTAGATATACTACCAGTAATTTTTAAATGATTTAGTACTTGTTCAGTTTGTCTCATGTTAATAGTCCTTTCAATTTAATAATGTCTTCCTCTACTTTATATTTTATATCATCCTGTAATCGCATGGCAATAGTGCTTACCCCCGTCCAAGACGCTACTTCTTGTTTGTACGTCAAGGTCTTGTGTGCCGCATCTGGGTCTAGTGCAATAATGATAAGCACATAATCTTGTAGGTACTCCATATGTTTCACACTCAATGATGTACCTAAGATAGCCATACCTGTGACATTTGGACACACACTACATATAGTGTTAGCACTGATAACGTCTTCGACTACAACCACAGATCCATTTGGTTTACCGGAGCAGGCTGTGTACACCTGGGATGTGCCTGTGTACCTATACCATTTAGGTATTGCTCCATCTAAGGCTCTGCCTACTGCATCAATCAGCCTACCATCCTCTCGTATAGGGAAGACAGCACGTTTATCCTTCACGTCATACAATAGCTCTGCATTGTGTAAGTCCCAACGATCAATAAAATTCCATAATAGTTTGTGCTGACTAGTCGGATATATAACATATTCTGGTATTTCCATTAGAGAAATAGTAGGACACGGATCTGTATGACCGTACTCTGCAATCTTTTTTATAATTTCCTGGGCAGTCATTCCTTCATAGGAATTGCCATATACATTACACTGCCCTCTAAAACAGTAATACTTAATTACACCTTCACCTTTGCTAACACTAAATGTATTTTTACCGTTGCAGTCGGGGCAGTCTCTTCTAAAGCTCTGCCCCTCCTCTATGTCTAAGCTTTTAATGTAATCTATAATCTTACGTTTTAACATTTATCTAATGCTCCTCGTAAACTTTAAAACTTACGTTAATCTTATGATAAGGATCTCGTGCTACAGCAAACTTTATTAAATCGTATAATTCCCCTAAGTCATATGCACTTTCATCAGCTACGTGTACTTTCTCCGTTACTATTGGCTTTTTTAAATGTTTATGCTTTCCCGTTTTAGGATTGTATTCACTTGTCTTTGTGTGTGTTGTCCACACCTTTACGTTTTCATAATATATACTCATTTTTCTCTCCTCATAAATGTATGCCTACTGGCGGATAATTGTGTGTTACCTTTAACGATGCGACCTGTTCCAATCTCGCGCAATAATGCGTCACGAACCATGTTAGCTCGTTCAAGGCCACATTGCCTAGCAATATCAATAGCAGTTAGTGGTATTTCTGAGCTATCTATAACAGCTAGTACTTGTGCGGTACGTTTAGCTTGCACATTAGTTGCCCTAAACATAGTAGGAAACATATCTTTTTTAGTGCAAGTGTTACGCCAAGATGCGGCATCCTTTCTAATTGCCTCACCTAGTAGTTCTTCATAATATGGTGGCGTATATTTACGCCAAGTTTTAAATGCGTTACTGAAGTCTAGAAAGTTACTCATAATTACACTCCCATTCTATCTTTTAGTTCTTTGTGCCACCTAGTAAACTCATCAGGAATACCTGGCTTATACCTACGCTCTGAATACTTCGAATTCATAAACGCATTAAGTTGTCTTTGGCCTGGCCCAGTTTGTAAAGCTGTTACGCTGTAGTGATCATACAGCGTCTTATATAAATCATGCCTAACTCCCCATTCATCACGCGCCCAAACATAATTCCAACACACCTTTTCTATCTCTTCGTTTGTATAACTACTCATTATCTTCCTCCTCCTTTATTTTACGTGATGCGGCTACGTCTTTATAACAAACGTAAAACCCAACAATAAATATGACAATAAAAAAATAACCTGGTAGGTACATTGCTTCACTCATCTGTATATACTCCCTCATCTTTATTAGTTACTACATTTTCTGCTCCAAACATGGCTACTAATGCTATGTCGTAAGCCCTAGCGGCTTCTACCTTTGTAGCAAAACGCCCTATAGATATTTTTACATTACCTTTTAGATTTAGTCGTGCTTGCCAAGGTTTAGCGCGGTATGTGTCTACTTGTTTGTATACGCCTCGACAACCACCACTACCTCTGCTCTTATGGTTACTGTTTCGTTGATTTAAAGAATAGGTAGTCTCCCTAAGATTTTCTATCTTATTGTTTAAAGGGTCTCTGTCTATATGATCTATAAGAGGTGGTGGATCAGTTTGATAATGTAGATACCATACAACCCGATGTAATCTATATACTTTTCTTTTTATACCAGATAAACAGTAGTACTTAACCTTGGCGTATTTGTCCCTAAACACTTTCCTGGGTACATCCATGTTTCTAGTACGTCTAGTATTTTGTTTTTTAAACCACACTAATCCAGTACACGGATCATATGTGTAATTATCATCTAGATATTTCTTCTCTTCAGCCGTCCATATATTAGCTACTGGCATTATCTCTCTCTCCTTTTTAACAAGTTTACCATGTTTATTGTAAGGTGGCTCTATATCGTTGTAATTCGTATTGACGCATTTCTTCATTGTGCATATTTTCTTTTATGTTCTCCATATCCTGTATAATGTAATCCAAACAACCTGTATCCAAATCACTATCCCAAAAGGTTTTATCCGTTATTATAGCCCTCCCTTCCTCAAAGTCTTTATCAGCTAACATAATACCCACAACAGTAAGAGGGACGTTAGCTTTTGTTATGTTCCGCTCTCTCCTTTCGTCGGCTGTATCATATGCTTTAGCCTCTATCTCAGAAAAAATTTTAGCTACTTTCTTCAGTAAATTATTTATCTTATTGCGTTCTTTTCTAAATCCCTCGTCAAGTAATATTTGAAGGGGTGCGTCTTGTAAATCTGGTCTAATGTTTTTCATTTGTTTTCCTCTCTATGAATTTCTCTTTGCTCTAATATTAATACACGTTCTTTTAAACACTGCACCTGCGCGTGTAGTGCTTCAACCATGTTCTCTAATCCTGTAGGCATTTAGTCTCTCCTTCTCTATAAAGTTACGTTACTACTTTTATTACTGATATGTCAATCAGTTATTTTTTTTAAATCACGGATCAAAACCACGGATCAAGATCACGGATCGAGGGCTAAAAAAATAGGACACGGATCTATGACCGTAGAAAACCTTCACTTTTCTACTTCTCTTTTTTTTTTTAGGTCAACAATGCTTACCTTTTTATAGGTCAACATTGCTTACCTAAATTATATGTTAACCTTTCCAAATTGTTTTGTGTCCTTCAATATAATCTTCTAACTTCATAACAAACGCTGTTGGATACTTATCAACTTCCTGACCGCTTTCTTTTTGGTTTTTAGTTAACTCCTCAAAGTCGTCCATAATTTCGGACATTGCTTCCTCTTCAGTTGAATAAGATATAATCTCATTTTGTTTGTCTTCATCTACTCCGTTGAATTCAACAGCTTGTATTCCATCCGCCCATGTGTCTATTGCGATTATATATTTACTCATGGTTTAGTTCCCTTCCTCTTTTAATAACTTTGTTAGCTTGTATTTCAGTTAGTTCATGCCATTGTGCAAATGCTGGAACTGTTAAAAAATTATTCACATAATCTAAATAAAGTTCAATCAATCTATCTTTTGTAAAAGTAATATGTAAATAACCTTGTTCTTTATCTTTTAAGTCTGGTTTAAATGCCTCTTTAATATTCATTTTATTTACCTTTCATTAGTTTGTTTAATCTTTTTTCGTGGTTATCTTTAATCATTAAATCAAATTGTCGCTCTCTTTTATGTTCATACTTTAATTGTTGTAAGGCTTCCCAAATTAAGTAAGCACCAAACAGACCTACAAATATCCAAAAACAAGTTACCATCATATTTTCCCTTCTATAAAATCCACCACATGATTTGCATTGTCAGCATTTATAAACCAGTCAGCTATTCCCCCATGTAAGTTCAAACCTCTATCTTTTATTCCACTCCCATAGCCATCCAAACCCAAGAGAGTTGTCGCATAGTAACGGCCTATAAATTGACCGTATTGAGTATGGTTATATCTTGTATCATAAAAGCTAACTAACATTTTTGTACTGTTGTCATCTTCATTTTCTCTTTTACTCAGTACGACATTAAACATTATGTTCTTGTCGTTAATAACGTGGGTCATTTGATTAAGCATTGTTTAGTTCCCTTCTTTTAATTTCTTTAGCTTCATTAAATGTGTCAGCATATCCCAACACCTCATATAAAGGACTACCCCAAATAGTATCAGAGTGGTAATCTTTCCATATCTTTATTTTATCATCATTAAATTTTACGACTACAAAATAAAACATTTGTTTAAGCATTGTTTATTTCCCTTTCATTAAATTAATATTAAATAAATCACTATGTGAGTAGTGACCTATAAATTATCAACTCAATATTTCTTCACCATTTCAACAATAGTAGAAACATCATTTACAGAATAACAAACTAAACAATCCTTACACTTTTGACCGGTGCAATTTTGTTTTTCTGTAAATTCATGTTCTAAAACATTGTTGAAAGTCTTATCAAAATATTTTGGTGGTTTACTCATTATGTGACTAATTTTTGAGTTACTAAATATAAGTATAAAATTACTAGGCTTGTCATTAGTTTTGAAATACCTAAATACTAAGTCACTTCTTTTAGTCCATAATGCAAAGCGACAATGTGGGTTTTTCTTAGCTATGTTAACTAAGTTTTCTAGATGAATAAGGTTGATCAATTCCCCATGCGCGTTAAATCTAAAGAAAGCTTGCAAGATACTAGGCAAGTAATCTTGTTCATGCAAGCGAGTGCTTAAAAAATCGCTGTTATGTTGTAACGCTGGTGTCATATTTTTACGATAGCTTTTAAGCATAGTATGTGAGTAACACTTTGTGCAAATATTATCGGCTCTGTTACTTGCGTTTTGCTTTATGCAATATTCATTTGTTGTAGTGTTAGTTGAAATAGCTTGGAAGCCGTCAAGCTTTCCAGTCATTTTAGATATATGTACTCCGTTACGCTCTACCATTTTATTCTACTCCTCTTAATGCTTTATATTTTTGCGTGATACAGAAACAGAAACAAAGCTTACCTATTTTGACAAACCTTAATCCGCCTACTTTAGTTGTTGAAATATTAAACATGGGAAAACATCCAGCCGTTTACCATTAGAAAACATTCATCATATAAACAGTAAGCTTTGAACCTATCGTTTAAATCCGTATTAGGTTTCACTAATAAAGAAAAGTTATATTCTACACATTCGCAATTGTGCTTTTGTGTAAAACCTTTTTGTTGTGCAAATTCTTTTGTATATTTTGTCATTATGTTTCTCTCTTTCTATTTGTTGTAGTTGATATTAAATATCTCACTAAATAATAATGAGATATAAACTATTAACTTAAACCTTTGTTATCACATTCGCTTTTTAATTTATTACTTTGACTAGCTAAGTAAGCGTTACCTTTTTCCATAGTTGTCACTAAATCAGTAGCAAGATCTAAAGCTTCATTTAATAGTTTAGTCTCTTTAGTTTGTTCTTTGTGTAAATTAATTCCCCAACTAATAACAAAGAATAAAGAGGTAACTAAAATAAGTAGTTCTATTATTATAATGTAGTTCATTATGTTTCTCTCTTTCTGTTTGTTTCTATTTAAGTAATACAAAAACAATAAAACATTTATCAGTTATAGTAAAGCATTATTATCAGTTACATTATATTTAGTTTTATGTGCTGTTATTTATATTAAAGGTAAAATGCTTTTCTAATAGAAGGTAAGCGTGCATGTCATACATCCAGAATTGTCTTATCGCTGCAAGCTTGCCACCCGTACCCATTATACAGACAATAAATATAACTGATACTATAACAGTTAAGATGTTTTAGAGCTAAATACATTGTTTTGACCCTATTCTAGTACAATAATACTTTTTTATGACAGATTTAGCCTCTATTGCGATGCTATAACATAGCAATGCTTACCTATTATGACCGAAATATTGACCGGGGCGAGGGCCACTGGGGGATCAGGGGGTATGTATATATGTACAGTTACACACACGGGGTTTTTTGTTTTGTATACCCAGAAGCACTTTATTTGTGATCACATAAGCTAGTATGTTATAACATTAGCATAATACTGTGTCTTTACTGCGACAGATTGGCACACTTCGCCCCATAGTGTTTGACATAGTGTAAAAAATCAGTATAACTGCGTAGCAGTAGCAGCCCTAATGTATAACATTAAAGTATAACATTACCTTTCTCCTAAAGAGAAAGGAAGTATAACATTAAAGTATAACATTAGGTTACTTGTAATAATATTAATATAAGTGTTGACACATTCTAATCTTTGTACTATTATAAATTTATGTAACATACGCTGCGAGTTAAAGTTTCTCTCTCCCTCCTTAGACCCTTTGTATGTTACATAAACTAAAATACTATCTGTTTGTATATATTCCTGTATGAACTAACTTACGCGCTGCATTAAGTATCTTTCCTTTCGTACTAAATGTAGCGCGTTTTTACCCCTCCTTAAAATTATATAAAATAAACCTTGACAATGATTAAAAAGCAAGTACAACTATATGCATCAGAGAATGTACTCGAAGAATTCTATAAAGCATTAATAGATAACAACCCTCGTGCCTTCAATCGAGTGCATATCCCGAAGTCTGATGTGTTTTACATCAGGGAAGCAATAAGGTGTAACACTGGTGTAAGATATACACTAGACCACGTAGAAAGGGCTATGTACTTAGAGGGCTGGTTAAGTAGGCATGAAGTCTTAGACCCCAATAGGGAACGAGAGTACGGTTAGTATTGTTGTTCCTTAACGATCGCTAACTTATAGAAACAACAAAAAAGGAAAGCCAATGGATAGAATGATGAAATCTGTG